AGGCGATCAGCGCAGGTGCTTTCCGTTCTAAGTCACCAAATGGTAGCGCGCGCTGTACTGTAAAGCCGCGAGTTTCGAGAGAAGCCATCATCTCGGCGGTTTCCTTCCAGGCCTTCAGGGTCGACGCGGGAAAGGATAGCTCATCATCGTCGATCAGCTTTGCATGGATCTGACACAACCAGATGCCGTTGGATATGTCGCTGCGAGCCTCGGAACTGAGCGTTTCATCGTACCTAGGTCCGCCAGGCGAGGCAGCCGTGATGTGTGCTGCGACGCCGATGTTCGTGACGCCCGCCGCCGAGTCTGGCCCTGAAGTTGGGGCCCGGCAATCTGGGCAGGAACACCGGACTCCTACCCGTTTGGCCAAGCGTTCGATTACTGATCTCGAGAAGTCATCTCTGGCCACCTAATGCCCATTCCCTCTTTGTGGTCGCGAGAGAGACAGTGGCCCATTTCGGCGCGCGCTCCAATGCAGATCGCGCTCGCGCCCGTGCGGGAAGCCGCTCGCGCGGGTCGTAGATCTTCAAGCCACCCTCGAATCGGTTGCGAATCATCACCGCCATCCATTAGCGCGCGTTCCACGTTTGTTCTGACGGGGAGCCGAGTGAGAGAGTTCAGCCTAGCTGTCGTCGGCATCAATTATCTCAATGCCGACCAGAGTAACCGCCGGTTCGAGCTGGCGATGTGCGTTCCGGGCGAGCCGGCGCATCTGGTGACCGAGCCGACCAACAAGCACGATCCGGCAGCTGTCGCGGTGTTCAGCGCTCGCGGTATTCAGATCGGCTATCTGACGAGCGAGCGATGCGTATGGATTGGCGCGAGGATCCGCGCTGGGGAAGAGCAAGAGGCGGTGTTTCAGGACAGCGGCCGGCATGCGGCAACGATACGCATCCGCTTCGGTGGAGGATCGCCGACCTTGCCGGCGCCGCGCCCGAAGGCACCGGCGCCGGACGGGGACGAATGGCTCAATCAGGATCCGGGCGGCGACGACTGGACGGCCGAGCCGGTCGCGCCGTTCGAGATGATCAGTTCGGCCGCGCGCGTGCTCGACTTGGCACCGAGCGTGTAGGTGGTCTCCACCTCGATCATGTGGAAGCGGCCGAACACCTCGCGCACGCCCGGCGTGTCATTGATCGACAGCAGGAACCGGCCCTTGATGCTGGCGAGCAGCTCGGCCAGGCGCGTGAAGTCGGCGCGGCCAAACACGTCCTGGCCATAGTCGGTCTCGCAGCCCCAATAGGGCGGGTCGAGGTAGAACAGCATGCCGGGGCGGTCATAGCGCTGGATGAACGCGCCGAAGTCCAGCTGCTCGATCACGACGCCGCACAGCCGCTCGTGGATCTCCGCGAGCATCGGCTCCAGCTTGGAGACGTTGAACCGGGCGCCCTGCGTCTTGTGGACGCCGAAGGTGCGGCCATCCACCTTCCCGCCGAACGCCAGCCGCTGCAGGTAGAGGAACCGCACCGCCCGTTCGAGGTCGGTCAGCGTGTCGGGCGTCTGGCGCTTCAGCCGCTCGAACTCTGCCCGGCTGGCGACGCGGAAACGCAGCATGTCGATGAAATAGGCGTAATGCCGCTGCACGACGCGGACGAAGGTGGCAACATCGCCCGAGGCATCGTTGATCACCTCCACCTTCGGCCGCGATCGACGGCGCAGGAAAACGCCACCCATGCCGACGAACGGCTCGGCATAGCCATCATGCTCGATCCGCTCGATCATGCCGACCAGCCGCGCGGCCAGGTTGCGCTTGCCACCGATATAGCCCGCTGCGGGTGCGACGGGCTGAACAAGATTATGGGTGTTCATGTTGGAAAAACTCGCCTTGTAGAGATCCCGCCCGGCGACATGCCGGGTGCGGGACGGCCGATGGCCGTTGGTCGTGGCGAGCTTCCCCTCGTCGGTTCGCCGGGCTGCAACCCGGCTCCCCCGCCCGGCTTCGCGCCGGACTGGAACTATGCGGCAGGCGCCTCGCGCGGCAGGAACTTGACCGCCTCGATGCCCAGCCGGTCATTGATCTCGGTGAAGGCGGTCTGCAGCGGGTAGATTTCCAGCTCGAAGAACATCGCCGTCGCGTCCTTCGGATTGCCGAAGGCGGATCCCTGCGCCGGCACGATCCCGAGCAGCTGGGGCGGCACACGATGCGCCGCCATCACGTCGGCCTGTGTCGCGTTCTTGATCCCGAGGAACTCGTCCTTTGCGCCCGCCTCGGCGATCGGCATGATCTTGATGCTGCCTTCCTTGCCGTTGGGAGCATGGACGAACAAGTTCTTGAAATTGCCCGGTCCCTTGGACTGGCGCAGCGCCTCCTTCAGCGCCTCGGTATCGTTGCTGTCGATCTCGCCCGTCGCATAGAGGATATACCCCGCATGGCTGCCGTTCAGGTAATAGCGGCGCCGGAACAGCGTCGCTGCCTCGTTCAGCAACGCCGCCTGCAGCGCGCTGAGATATTCGGGCACGCCGTAGATCTCCTGGTTCACGTCGGGCTGCATCACCTGCACGACGGCGCCCGCCGGGAACGCCACGGCATCCTTGCCACCCGGCACCCACCAGAACGCCCCCTCCTCCACGCCGCGCCGCGTGTAGCGTGCCATCGAATGCACCAGGCGCAGCGGATCGTTGAACCGATTACGCTTCACCTCGACGAAGGCGTTCCCGAAGACGAGATAGTCCTGCACCAGCTTGCCGAACTCGGCGCGGGTCAGAAGCGAGTTGGGATCCAGCGAGGCGACCAGCAGGTTACGCTTCAGCATGATCGCGGAGCTGTGGTGCGGCGACACGCGGAACGCCCGCGCCAGCCCGTCGAGCGGCAGCGGCGGTTCGTACCAGCGCCCGTTGTGCCAGCATTCCAGCATGTCGATCAGCTGGCGCCCGCCGAGCGCCGGCTCCGGATCGCCGAAGCTGAACGTCTGAAGCGCGCCATTGTCGTTCGCCACGATCGCGCCGGCCGACGCGCTCGCCGTCTCGGCGCGCGACATGCGCCGTGCCTTGCGTGCCTTGCTCATGTCAGAAGATCTCCATTGAGCCCTTGGGCTTTTCCTGTCCGTCGAGCGGCTCGTTGATCATGATGTGCATCGCCGCCCATGCGAGGTCGGCATGGCCCACCTCTTCGCTGCGGCTGGCCTTGAAGGTGACGGAGCGGCCCGACGTGGTCAGCGCTTTCTTGATCGACAGGAACGCCGACGCGAGATCCATCCAGCCGCCATCGAACTCGATCCGCCGGCGCTGGAAGCTGTGCTGCGCCTTCATCACCATCGATGTCTTGGCTTCGAGCGAATAGTCGATCTTGGTCAGGCCGCGGACCTTGCCGATCAGCAGCTGATGCACGGCTGCACCGACGCCGTTCGCATCGATCCCGAAATAGGTGCAGTTGTAGCGGGCGAGCCGCGCGATGATGAACTCGGCCTGCTCCTGAAAATCGCCGCGCAGCTGGTGCTTCTCCAGCAACCGGAACTTGCCGCTCGGGCCATCGGGCGGCAGCGCGATCACCAGCGCGGCAGTGTCGCCGTCGACGCTGCCCTGCGGATCATAGCCCGCCCACACCGCCCGGTCACCGACCGGCTTCGCCGCCAGCACGTTGAACCATGGCCAGTCGACCTGCGTGTCGACGGTGCAGGCGAGGATGTCGTTGAACTTGAACGCCGACAGGCTGTCGTCGACGAAATGGCACATCAGCAGGTTGGCGAATTCGTCGGGAGCATATTCGACGCGCAGCTCGTCGATGTTGAACAGGTCGCAGCCGCGCGCCGCGGCATCCTCGATCGTGACGATCTGGCGCCACACGCCATCCTCGCATCGCCGCCCCGCCTGCAGGCTGGCGTGCGTCACGTCGATCGTGATCCGGTCCGCCTTCTTCAGCCGGCGGTTGCGGCGCTCGCCCGTCCAATAGGGGTGCGCCTGGTGCGCGACCGACGAAGGCGTCGAGAAATAGGTGCGGCGCCAGCGCTTGTGCATCGCCATCGCGCTGGCGACCTTGTTCAGCTCCTCGAAGCCATAGGTCCAGAAGAACTCGTCGAAATAGAAATTGCCGTGATAGCCCTGTGCGGTGCGGGCGTTGGTACCGAGGAAGATCAGCTCGGCCGCAGGCTCGCCTTCAGGGATCGTCTCGGCCGTCAGCACGATCGGATCGCCCTGCAGCTTCACGCCCACGCGCGCGGCGAACTGGACGATATAGTTGCGGAAGATGTGCGCCTGGTTCTTCGACGCCGACAGGAAGATCTGGTTGCCGCCACCCCGCAGCGCGTCGAGCAGCGCCTCGCGGGCGAAATACCATGTCGCGCCGATCTGGCGCGACTTCAGGATCATGCGGGTGCGCTCGCCCTTCGCGGCCCACCAATCCTCCTGATAGCCGAACAGCTCGGCTTCGAAGATCTCCTCGAGCTGCTCGACCTGCTCGGCAGTGAAGTGGTTCTTCTTCGCCTGCTTCTTCTCGCCGGCGTTGCGGTTGGCGACCTTGTCGTTGAGGTGCCCCTCATGCCCGCCCGGCGCTTCGTAGCGGCGGATCTTCGCCGTCGCGACCACGCCGCGCAGCAGCGCGTCCAGCTCCTTGAACTCGGCGCCGCTCTTCTTGTCTTTCCAGATCAGGGTGTTGAGCCGGCCCTCCAGCGAATCCTCGATCTTGTCGAGGCACGAGGCGTCATCCCACTTCCCGCGCTGCTTCCAGCTTTCCACCGTCGCGCGGGCATACGCCTTGCCGGTCTCGTCATTGGCATAGCCGAGCAGCCCCAGCTCGTCGGCGATCTGCGTCACGCCCCAGCCGCGCCAATACAGGCTGCGCGCCATGCGCTGCGCCGTCACCGGGATCGGGAACGTCGCGTGCGGCAATGGCATGCCGGTATCGGCGGGCAGCTTGGTCATGGCCGCGAGACCTAGCCACGCCGCTCGCCCGCCCGCCTCCTCGCGATCGTGTAGAAAGCCTTTCTACACGAGCCGCGCCTTGAGAAGATCGCCGGCTTCGGTCCCTGTTCGTGGCTCCAGAGCGGCATCGCGCCGCGTGCCGATTATCGAACCGAGGACCGCAGCGCCATGGGCAAGAAGAGCCAGCTATTCCGCGTTTTCGTCGAGGGCGAGACGATCAGCGACGGTCGCAAGATCACCGCCGACATGGTCGACGAGTGCGTCGCCACCTTCGATCTGAAGACCTACACGCCCCGCATCAACATCGAACATATCGCCGGCTACAGCCCGGAACCGCCCTTCAACGGCTATGGCGATGTGATCGCGGTCGAGGCGCGCGATGACGAGTTCACGATCGCGGGCGAAACCAAGAAGCTCCGCGCGCTCTATGCGCAGGTCGACGCCAACGACCAGCTGGTGAAGCTTGCGCAGGCCGACCAGAAGCCGTTCCCCTCGGTCGAACTCACCCCCAGCTACGCCGGCAGCGGCAAGGTCGGGCTCGTCGGCCTCGCCTTCACCGACACGCCCGCCTCGATCGGCACCGAACGCCTGAAATTCTCCAGCCGCGCGCCCGGCACGATCTTCGCGCACGGCGCCGACGCCGTGGCGATCGAGTTCGAGGCTGCGCACGATGATCCGGCCAAGTTCGAGAGCGCGGTTGCTGGCTTCTTCTCGGCGCTGACCGCCAAGTTCAAGGGGGTCGAGGCCGACAAGCCGAAGGAAGAGCCCAAGCCGAAGGCCGCGAACGACAATTTCGACGTGGCCGCCTTCACGACCGAGCTGCAGACCGCAGTCAGCGGTTCGATCGCCGCGGCGCTCGCGCCCTACGCCGCCACGCAGACCGCCATGCAGGGTGAGTTCGCGGCCCTGAAGGCGAAGCTGGCGTCGAGCGAAGCACCGAGCGGCTTCTCGCGCGCGCCGCATGCCGGCGGTGCGGTCGACGCCAAGTTCGCGACCGACTGCTGACCCCAGACCGCCGCCCCCTCCGCCTCTCGCCTACAGGAACTCCCCCCATGCAGACCGCCACTCGCCTCCTGTTCAACAGCTATGTCGGCACGCTGGCCCAGCTGAACAACCTCGACCCGTCGCTCACCGTCATCCCCGGCGAGCTGAAGCAGTTTGCCGTCGCCCCGGTGATCGAGCAGCGCCTGCAGGCCAAGCTGCAGCTGACCAGCGACTTCATGAGCCGCATCAATGTCGTGCCGGTCGCCGCGCAGCAGGGCGACCGTGTTGGCGTCGGCGTCGGTCGTTCGCTCGCCGGCCGCACCGATACCTCGGGCGGTGACCGTCGCAACCCGACCGATCCGACCAAGTCCGACAAGATCGACCAGTATTTCTGCAAGAAGACCAACTACGATTATTCGTGGGGCTACACCCTGCTCGATGCCTGGGCGCACCGCCCCGAGTTCCAGCAGCTCGTCCGCGATGCCGTGCTGGTGCAGAAGGCGGAAGACGTCATCACGATCGGCTTCAACGGCACCAGCGCCGCTGCCACGACCGACCGCGACGCCAATCCCCTGCTGCAGGACGTCAACTGGGGCTGGCTCTTCAAGATGCGCGAGAATGCGCCGTCGCGGGTGATGAGCCACGGCACGAAGGACAACCTGAAGGTCTACGTCTCCGACACCGGCACCGCCGACTATGTAAATCTCGACGCGCTGGTCTTCGACGCGATCGGCAACCTGATTCATGAGCGGTATCGCACTGCGACGGACCTGGTCGTAATCGTCGGCTCGGATCTGGTGCAGGAGAAGTATTTCAAGATCATCAGCGAGGCCGGCGACAAGGCGACCGAGCAGGTCGCGCGCGACATCATCATGTCGAGCCGCCAGCTGGGCGGAAAGCCGACCATGCAGGTGCCGTTCTTCCCCCCGAACGCCATCCTCATCACCAGCCTCAAGAACCTGTCCTACTACTGGCAGATCGGCTCCGCGCGCCGCGCGGTGAAGGATGAGCCGGAATACGACCGGATCGCCAACTATGAGAGCATCAACGACGCTTTCATGGTCGAGGATTACGGCAAGGCCTGCCTGATCGAGAACATCCAGCTCGGGCCGAAGGCGGCGTAACCGCCTCCGCGCCCCACCAGCTGCCCGCCCTCTCGCTTTCGGATACGATCATGAGCCCTGCTCGCCTTCATCGGGAACGCCTCGCCGCTGCTGCGGCTGCGCCTGGCCCGTCCTCGGTCGTGTCCAGCGACGGGGGCGGGCAACCACCCATGCCCGCCATGACGCCGGCGCTGGAACACCGCCTCACCACGGCGCTTGCCGCCAGCACGGGACAGTGCGATGCCGACGTGCAGCTCGCGGTCGGTGTCGACCCGGCCGTTGCTCAGATCATGCTGCGCCTGACGCACGATCTGCGCCGGTTGAAAGAGATCGCCTCCATCGAGGCGAAGATCGAGGCGAAGCGCACCATGCTGCCTGAGTATCGCGACTGGTGCGACCTGCGCCTCGCGGCCGGTGCCGCGACCGACGGCAACGTGCTGCCGTCGACCGGCGCCGACGACGTGCTGCCGACCGCAATGATCTGGTCGATCGACACGGGCGACTGGGCACGCGCGCTCGAACTCGCCGAGCATGTGCTGCGCTTCAATGAGCCGCTGCCGACCCGCTACCAGCGCGGCGCCGCCGCGCTGATCGTGGAAGAGATCGCGAGCGCCGCCAACAAGGCGCAGACGCGTGATGAGGCCTTCCCGCTCGACGTCCTCAAACAGGTCGACGCGCTCACCGCCCATGCCGACATGCATGACGAGATCCGCGCCAAGCTGATGAAGGCGATTGGCGTTGAGCTGGCTCGGGCGGCCGGCGAACTGGAGCACGGTACCCCGGAACACCTCGCTGCGGTCGGCAAGGCTCTCGTCCCGCTTCGCCGTGCGCAGGATCTGCACGATCGCGTTGGCACCAAGGGCACGATCAAGCAGCTCCAGAAGGTGCTGGCCAACGCTGCCAAGGAACAAGCCGCGCTCGCGGCACAGGAACAGGCCGGCTCCGCCCCGGCCGCATAGCTCGCCCCCCGGCGCTCGGGGGCAGATCGCGCGAGACGGGAGGGCCTTCGGGCTGAGGGCCGTCGATCGACCCGATCTCCACCCCCGTTTGCCAGCGGGCGGAACAGGATCGAACACCCATGCTGCAGCTCGCGCAACATATGCTCGCCACCTTGCTGGTCGCAGCTGGCGGCTACCTCACCTTTGCCGGCCTGATCGCCGCAGCGGTGCCGGATGCCCTGGCGCTATCCGACGTCCTCGCGGGCTACCGCGTCGCGCCGATCGCCGCGCGCCACACGCGCCTGCTGGCCACGCTGCTCGCCCTGATCGGGATGCTGCTGTTCGTGGCCGGCGCCCTTCTGGCCGTCCGTAGCTTTGCATGAACGGCTACCCGCTCCCGATCGTCGACAATGGCGGCGACGACGCGCCGGCCGGCGAAGCGCCGATCGTCAACGACGGCTTCTTCCCCGATGTGGATCCAGCGCTGTTCGCGCGCGAAATGCGCGTGCGCGATGCCGTCACGCCCGAGCGGCGCCGACGCGCGCTGATCGACGCGATCATCACCGTCGGCAACCAGCTCGCCGCCTGGCGCGCCCGGCAGCTGCTCGCCGGCTTCGCGACGCTTGCCGACGTGCCCAGCCCGGCGATCGACGGCGAAAGCCGACTGGTTCAGCTCTACCGCACCGCCGTATTCGGCGAGGCCAAGGCGAAGCTCGTCGAGCGCTACCGCGACGCCGACATCACGCGTGCCGGCAAGGACCAGGTCGAGGATCTGGAACCCTCGATCGGCGAGCTGCGCCGTGATTCGGTCTATGCCGTGCGCGACATCCTCGGCGTCGGCCGCGTCACGGTCGCGCTGATCTGATGGCCGACACGCTCACCGCGCGCCAGGGCGACACGCTCGACGGGCTGATCTGGCGCGAGCGCGGCCTCGGGATCGAGGATTGCCCCGCCGTCCTCGCCGCCAATCCCGGTCTCGCCTCGCTGGGGCCCACCCTGCGCGCCGGCACCGCCGTCACCATTCCCGCGATCTCCGCGCCGGCGCTGCCGGTCCGCGACATCGTCCAGCTCTGGAGCTGACGCATGGACAAGCACCTTCACGAGATCGCCGACGCGGTCCTGTCGTTCCTGATCAGCCTGGTGCCGTCGGCGCTCGGCGCCACGGTCAGCATGCTGGTCGATGACGGGATCACCTGGGGCAAGATGTTCGCCCGCCTCTGGGTCGGCATCGTGGTCAGCTATTTCGTGAAGGGCGCCTTGGTCGCCCTCCTGTCGCTGCACCCCTTCGTCGTCGACGCGATCAGCTTCCTCACCGGCATGGTCGCCTACAAATCCGCGCCCGGCTTCATCGCCGGCTGCTCGGCCGCGATCGGCGAGGCGCCCGGCCTGGTCCGCGATCGCCTGCTCGCCTTCCTGCCTTCCAAGGAGAAGAAGTGATGCCTGCCAAGAGCCGAAAGTCGCTCGCCGGTGTCGTCGGCCTCGCCTGCGCGCTGCTGCTCGCGCCGTTCGTGTCCGGCTGGGAAAGCGGCGGCAAGCCGCGCCTCGATGCCTATCAGGATATCGTCGGCGTGTGGACGATCTGCGATGGCGAGACTGAGGGCGTGAAGCCCGGCATGCGCGAAACGCTCGCCGGCTGCGCCGCCCGCAACGAGGCCGCGCTGATCCGCCACGCCGAACCTGTCCTCGATTGCACGCCTTCCTTGCGCGGTCACCCGCACCAGCTCGCCGCTGCCGTGTCGCTCGCCTACAATATCGGCACCGGCGCCTATTGCCGCTCCACCGTCGACCGGCGTTTCGATGCCGGCCAGTGGCGCGCTGCCTGTGACGCTTTCCTGATGTGGAACAAGGCCGGCGGAAAGGTCGTGAACGGGCTCGTCCGTCGGCGCCAGGCAGAACGCGATCTTTGCCTGAAGGATCTGCCGCGATGATCCGGCCCCTGTTCGCATGGGTGCGCGCGGAGGCGACCTTCCTCGTGCTGCTCGCCGTCGCCGCTGCCGGCGCCTGGCTCTATGTCGAGGTGCAGCGGATCCGCGCCGATCGGGACGATCTGCTGCACACGGCCGAGAAGATCTGCGCCCGCGCCGGTGCCGACTGGGCGGCCACGAAGGAAGCGAAGCGCGGCGTCCTGTGCGCGCGGCGCGCGGCCGAGCTGGCGACGTTCAAGAGCACCGCCGATCAGGAAACCGCGCGCCTGCTCGCTCAGGCGATGGAGGAGGCGAACGCCCGCGCCGCCCGCGACCTGCAGAGCGCGAGCACGTCCGCCGCGCGCATGCGCGATGCCCTTACCCGAATGGAGAACGCCGATGCGCAAGCCGAGCGCCGCAACCTTGTCGATCGTGAGTGGACTGCTGCTGTCAACGGCGTTGCCGGGCTGCGCGCACCGGGCCGCTGATCTCCCGCCGGCGCCCGCGCCGATCGCCATCAAAGTCGAGTCGCCTCGCCCACCGGCCGACCTGCTCGCCTGTGCCGACCGTCCTGCCGGCCTGCCCGAGGATCCTGATCTGATCGCGCAGATCCCGACGCGGCTGCGCGCCGGCATCATCCGCCTCGCACAGGCATTCGGCGCCAACGCCGATCGGCACGATCGCCTGATCGACTGGAACGCACCGGGCACGTGCCGGAAGGCCGCGCCGTGAAGAAGGCTGACAGCCTGAAAGCGCTGCTGCTCGCCTCGGTACCGGCGCTGAAGTCGGATCCCGCAAAGCTCGCGTTGTTCGTTGACAAGGGCAAGGTATCGGCCGTGCGCAGCAACTCGCTCGCCTTCCAGCTCAGCTATACGGTGACGATCTGGATCGAGGAATTCGCCGGAGACCTGGACGCTCTGTTCGTGCCCGTGCTGGCGTGGATCGCGCAGAACCAGCCCGAACTGATCGGCCGCCCGGACAGCGAGCCCTTCGCCTTCGAGTCCGAACTCCTCGACGGCGACACGGCGGATATCTCGATCGAGATCGAGCTGACCGAACGGGTGCTTATCGAGCGCCGCGACAACGGCAAGCTGCGCACCCGACACCTCGACGATGCGCCGATTGCCGATGTCTTCGCCGGTGCCGAAGGGGCGAGCCTCTGGCACACCGTGCTCGACGATCAGGTTGCCCGTGACGGTCCGGTACCAGCATGGACGATCTGACACAGATCAACGATCTGGCGGGCGCGCTGCTCGCTCGGCTCGCACCTGCTTCGCGCCGTCAGCTGCTCGGCCGTATCGCTCGCGGCATCCGCAAGAGCCAGGCGGATCGGATCGGTCGCCAGCTGCAGCCCGATGGCACCTCGTTTGCACCTCGCAAAGCCGCCCCGTCGGCCGGCAAGCGCCGTAGGGGGAAGCTCCGCGAGAAGATGATGTTCCGCAAGCTGCGGCTCGCCAAGTTCCTGAAGGCCGGTGCAACGCCGGGTGAGGCATGGATCGGGTTTGCCGGCCGCGCTTCCTCGATCGCGTCGGTTCACCAGCATGGCTTGGCTGACCGCCCTGCCCGCGGTGCCAAAAAAGTCCGTTACGCCCAGCGCGTGCTGCTCGGCCTTACGGATGGCGAGCAGGATCGCGCGCTGGATCTGCTGCTAGACGAGATCTCTCCCTAACTGCCGTCAGAGCGGGATGTCCGCTTTCGAGATCGCTAACCTCGGCCGGCAACGTCCGAGATTGGGTGGGAAGCAGTCGTTAGAAAATCGCCACCTCGCCGCCACCCAATGCGATGACCGATAGGTCGCCATCTTGCGGCGAAAGGTGGATGTGCCAGCCTTCGTAGCCACAGGAGTTACTGAACGCGTCGAG